CATCAACTTGGGATGGTCAAGGTTCAAACTGGCAACAAACAATGATGCACCGGCAATGGAATCACCAAGCACTCTGAATCGTTTGGGTGTCGGTTCAAAATAACCTTTTATCCTTGTCCTCTTTTTGGTTTGCACGATTTGTGTTTGTTGATGTGCTTGGTATGTCTGCGGAGCTTATTCTTTGGCTTTGCTCTGAAGGTGCTGATATTAGTTGCCTTTGCCATCTATCGCATCAATTTTCTTTGCGTAGTAACGAATCGCAAACAACCCCGATACAATACCAACAATAGCCAAAATAAGTGCAAACACAGGTTGCCAAGTATTCGCAAAATGCAGAACTGCCGAACTGCCTGAGATAGCCGTTGCAATGGCTGCCGTTGTATCATTGTCAAAGTGTTTCATTTATGAGGGGAAAGGTGGGGTTACAACTTCAAATTGACTTGGTGTCCCAAGTATGGCGGAAAGTGATTCATCAAAAACAATGTACCAAAATTGCGGATCGTTTAATTCTGCAAACTGATAGTCAACCCAATTCTGTGTGACATCGTCAGGTGCAACGGGGATGCCATAATAAGCATCGCACAACTCACGGGCGTTGATTGCTTCTTGTTCGGTGTTGTATTGATATCCGTTAATAGATTGCATAGTAAGTATTCGTGTTTGAGTTAATTCCACTTATGTTTGAATTTTGGTCACTTCCCCAAAAAATAATCTCTTGCATAGTTCCAGGGAATGCTTCATTAAAAAAATTTGTACCAATTTTTAAGCCCGTTCCTGATGGCACTGTTGATGTTGTGGCAACTCTTGATGTTATAGCAGAATTATTTTTATAACCTTTTGCATTGGTAGAAGATAAAACACCATTAAATAAAGTTTGCGTGTTGCTTACTGTTTGAACCCCATTACTAATAAATCGTGGTGCTGAACCAGTATTATATCCGTTACCAAAATTTATTAAATCACCGGCAACATAATCAAATATACTTGCATTTGCGTAAGGAGTCATTAAATATCCACCCGTTACACCAAATGTTCCAATTTCAAAAGCATAACTCCAATTTGATGTTGGAACAGTCATTGCCCCAACCCAACTATATGTCATTGCCGAACTCGTGACAAGTGTTGTGTTAATTAAATTATGATTATTTGCTTTAGTAAATTGTGCCGCTGGTTTACTATTTACATTTATTAAACTACCACTACTTACAATTTGCGGCTGATTTGCTGCCGTTGATTGAGTGGCATTTTTTGCATTTCCACTTTGATCGTACCAAGTAGTTACAAATCCATTACCGCTACCACAAAAAGAAGTAAGTGAGGATGTGTCCAATCCAAAAGCAGAACTGAATCCTACATCTTGCTCTGTGTTGTCACTTGACCTACGAACACGAATTGCACTACCCGTGTACGCACTTCGCAATTTACGCAATGAATATGCAGCGGCAGCACTTGTGTAAGTATCTAACAAGAATGCATAGGATTGGATTTGTGAACCAACTATCCCGTGTGTTGAAAGTATCATATTACGATGCTATATCTCCAAATAAATACCACTCATTAGTATCAATCTTAATCAAAGTTGCACCGCTATATTGAGCGTTCAATTTCAACTTTGCCCCGTTGCTTCGTATGGTTACGCCACTTGTTGCAACGATGGTCGTTTGTCCTGCTCCGTATTGAGCCAAAAGTATCTGAGTACCTGTGGCAAATGCTACCGAACTATTCAAAGGGATTGTCAAGTTGTTTGCACTGGCGTTGTTTACCTCTACCAATTTATCCGCATCACCTAACACTAAGGTATAGGATGCCGTTTGGCGGTTGGTTACAATCAGTTTGTTTGTCTTGGCATCTAAGGCAGTTTGTGTTGCAGTGCTTACGGGTTTGTTTGCATCTGAAGTATTGTCAACATTGCCCAAACCGACATCACCTTTTGCCAAATCAATGTTTCCACTACCAAGCAAAGATTGTCCTTCAATCGTTTTGATGTTTGTTGCAGATACCAAAACATCTTGCTTACCTGTGAACTGTGTTTGGATATTGTCCGTCAAGCCATTCAAATAATCAAACTCAGCATTGCTGATTAATCCCGTGCTAATTTTTGCAGCATCTATACCAGTAGGCAAATCACCTGCTGCCAAGTCCGCTCCAGCAGTTACCAAACCTTTCGCATCGTAGGTGATTTTTGTTTTAGTCGCTCCAGTGATTGCAGCGTTTTCGTCAACCTTCAAATCCAATGCAGTTTGCAAATCGGTTTGAGTTGACAAAGTGCCTGTAATTCCACCCCAAGCAACTGCCGAACTTATGGCAATGTTGCCACTTCCCAAAATGGAAGTTGAATTGATGGTCTTGATATTTGTTCCTGATACAAGTGTTGCTTGTTTCGCATCCAATGCCGTTTGCGTTGCCGTGCTTACTGGCTTGTTTGCATCACTTGTGTTGTCAACATTGTTCAACGACAATGCCGTTTTCAACGCAGTTGGTGTGATCTTCTTTGTTTCGGCTGCTGATGTATCAACGATTGGAAACAAATCCGCTGCCGTATCAACGGTGACGATAGTGGTTAATTGGGATATCTTTTGATCTGCCATTATAGTAGTATTTTATCACCGCTTTCAAGGAGGACAAAATCCCCGTTCTCAAGCAACATAAATAGTATTTGTGTGGGTTGTTCAATCTCATAGATTTTCTCATTGAGAGTGACCTCGTATGATGTGCGAGTGACATCAAACTCAACTTTCAATACACCGCTTTCAACTTCTTCGTCTGCCAACGATGGTGACAAGTTGCTTGGTGATGTTTGTGCGTAGATGACATACTCAAATTCACCAGCATCAAGGTCAAATGTTGTACCCTCAATGACTGCAAATTTGTTGTATCTCTCCGTTTGAGTTGAAATGTCAGTCAAGATGACCGTTGTCAATTCATTAGTAACACGATGGGTGAATGCAAACAAGAAATAAGGGTTTGCAATCGTGACTTTCTCGGTCAGAGTTACATACCAATTCTTCGATTCCGCTTTGTCAATTACCAACATCTTAATAAAATAGCGACTTGTCTTTTATGTAACAAAAAAGGGTGAGCAAATGCCCACCCTCTCTCTCTATGAATCAAGCAGAATTAAATGCCCAATGTTGTGATCACTGATGCTTGTACCAAGAATGGTGCTTCAGCTTCAATGGCGGATAGAGTCACCTCATATCCAGTAGAGTCACCCATAGCAGTACCTGTGTTGCTGACCATAGCAGTCACATCACAACCCAAGTCCTTACCAGCCAACCAATACTCATCGTTATTCGTTTTCACGATTGCATAGCAACGACCTTGTGCAAGGAGTTTCATCTCGTTGCGTTTGGTGGTTGACAATCTGCGAAGTTTGAACGCGATGTCAGCTTGGTTGAAAGATGTGCCGTTCTCAATCGAAACATTTGTGGTGTTTGTCAATGATCCGGTTGCTTTCGGTAGCTCGTAAGTGTACACATCACCGCTTACAACAGTTGTTGCGGTTACAACACCACTAACAACGGTAAACTTTGAAGCAGTCCAACTAATTAGATGGATGCTTTTAATTCCACCGATTGCTTCCTTGCAATCAAGTGTAAATCCGGAAGTCAGCAGACAAGCCATATTAATTTTTTAGATTAAAGGGTGAAATAAACAACTTCAGATGGGAATGCAACTTGCACACCATACTTGAAAGTTAAACGGAAACGCACTTCGTCTGAATCTTCAGAGTACCAAAGTTTTGCGATTTCCTCTTCGTTTGCAAGGTCAGTTCCTAAGAAGAAGTTAGACAAAGAACCAGCAAACAATTTGTTTGTTCCGTTCAAACCACCAACGGCGATCAACTTCATATTAGTTCCAGGATAAACCATTTCCATTTCAGTTGCAGCATCGGCTACATAGTGAAACAAATTGGCGTTCTTCAAATTAACCAACATCAACTTGTAAGCATCAACACCCAAGAAACAAACTAAGTCAGTTTTGGTTGCAACGGCAGCTGGAATGTTTGCATAAACTTGATCTAAGATCTCATCGATGTTTGCAGAAGTTACAGTTGTGAAAGTTGTTGGGGCAGCGTTTGCCAATGTTGGAGAT